CGTAGGAAGCTTTACAGAATTGCGCGTATTGGACAACACATTTTCTATTCGTATGATCATCCTACTGCCGTAAAGGTCAGCGTTAGACCTAAAACAAGAAGGGTTAATTAAATGATTCATTATCACGGCACTCCCATCTCACCTATTGAACAGTTGTTAACTCTGTCGGGAAAGAACTTTTGCATAAGCCATATGGCTCCCCAAGATGTAGCACGTTGCCACCAGATTGGGCAGAGCGTTATGCTGGATAACGGCGCATTTAGTAAGTGGAAGTCTGGTAAAGAAACTGATTGGGAAAAATACTACGATTGGACGGACAAGTGGTTAGACTGCCCAACAACATGGGCCGTTATACCAGATGTAATTGACAGTGGTTCACAGGAGCAAGATGCGTTAATTCGAGAATGGCCGCACGGCAAGCGAGGCGCTCCAGTATGGCACATGGATGAACCAGTACACAGACTTCTTTCTCTTTGTGAAAACTGGCCTCGCGTTTGTGTTGGATCAACCGCAGAGTTTACTACGGTGTTGTCAGCCGCTTGGTGTTTTAGAATGGACGAAGCGTGGAATGCAGTGGCCTCTACGTTTGGGAGGCTACCGGCGCTCCATATGTTGCGCGGAATGCAGTTAAGCGGAAAGCATTGGCCCTTTGCTTCCGTTGACAGCACTGATGTTGCTCAGAACCACAACAGGGCGCAAAACACTGCAATACAAATGGCTGACCGTTGGGACGCTATGCAAACGCCGCCACGGTGGGAAATTAGACCAGAACAGGAAATATTATTATGAATAAAGGTTATATTTCAGTCGCGGCTTATGCGGCAACTATTCCAGCAGCAAATTACATGATTGGAAATGTGGGTACATTTTGTGTGCCTGATGGACCATGCTTAATACCTGTTGGCTTTGGCATAATGGCTCCAAGCGGCGTACTGATGGTTGGCTTGGCGCTTTTGTTAAGGGATGCCGTACATGAAACGCTTGGTAAATATTGGGCGCTGGCCGCAATAGGCTTTGGTGGTCTTCTGTCATTTGTATTGGCTGACCCATTTATAGCGGTGGCATCAATTGTTGCATTTCTAGTCTCAGAGCTTTCCGACTTTGCAGTTTACAGCAAAATAAGAGAGCGCAGCCGCGAGCTGGGAGTGCTTGCAAGCGGCGTAGTCGGATCAATCATAGATAGCGTTTTATTCTTATATCTTGCCTTTGGATCACTAGCGCATATCGAAGGGCAAATTGCTGGCAAGATCGGCGTAACTTGTATTGCAGCGGGTGCGTTGTTTGCATGGAAGAAATACAAAAATGTCTGATCTCCCAAGCATGAACTTGGATTTTTCTAAGTCTGCTACGGTTTGGAAATTCCTACACGATAAATCTTTTGTTCGCGGCCTGATGGGGCCGGTGGGATCTGGCAAGTCATACGGCTGTGCTGCTGAAATAATGCTTAAAGCTGTTCAGCAAAAGCCTTCTCCGCGTGACGGGATCAGGTATTCACGGTTTGTAATCGTGCGAAACACCTATCCAGAGCTTCGAACTACTACGATTAAGACCTGGGGCGAGTTGTTTCCAGAAGATGTTTGGGGGCCAATGCGCTGGCAACCGCCAATAACCCACCATTTAAAGCTTCCCACCCGTGATAATGCGCCTGGAATTGACTGCGAAGTTATCTTCATGGCTCTTTCTACGCCTCAAGATGTGCGAAAGCTGCTGTCGTTGGAGCTAACTGGCGCTTGGGTAAACGAGGCCAGGGAGCTGCCAAAAGCTGTGATCGATGGTCTTACTCACCGCGTAGGCCGTTACCCCACTAAATCAGACGGTGGTGCGTCCTGGTACGGCATTATCATGGATACTAACCCGCCTGATGCAGATCACTGGTGGCATGAGCTTGCTGAGAAAAATAAGATTGGTGGTCGGTTTCCTTGGACATTCCACCGGCAACCTGGTGGCGTGTTAGAGGTTCCGGCAAAGGATCTACCTGAGAACCCAGAGGCAAACGGGTTTGTATTCTCTGGCGGCAAGTGGTGGATGGTTAATCCGTCTGCTGAGAATAAGACACATCTACCGGATGGATATTACCAGCAGATGCTTGGCGGTAAAAATGCCGATTGGATTCGCTGCTACGCTGAAGGTAAGTACACGTTCGTCCAAGAGGGCAGGCCGGTATGGCCGGAGTATGACGATGAGATGATGTCGGCAGAAGTTACTTATGATCCTCAATACCCGCTTCAAATCGGCGTTGACTTTGGTTTGACGCCGGCGGCTATCTTTGGGCAACGAACTTCCGGCGGTGCGTGGAAGATCTTAGATGAGCTGGTCACGTTTGACATGGGGCTTGAGCGGTTTGGACAAGAGCTTATAGGCAAGATTGCTGCAAGCTTTGATAAAGCGGAGGTTCAGATCTGGGGAGATCCAGCGGGTAACAAACGTGACGAGATCTATGAGGTTACTGCCTTCGATCACTTAAAATCAATTGGGTTTAGGGCGCAACCAACGGATAGCAACGCTTTCAATGTAAGAAGAGAGGCTGCTGCTGCTCCTATGAACCGGCTGGTGGGCGGAAAACCTGGACTTATCGTAAATAAAAAATGTTTAAGGCTGCGAAAATCTTTAAGTGGCGGCTATTTCTTCAAGCGTGTGTCAATGGGCGCCGGCCAGGATCGTTTTAAAGACGCGCCCGTGAAGAATGAACACTCCCACTGCGGGGATGCTTTCGGATATTTGATGCTTGGCGGTGGTGAACAGCGCAGATTGCGGCGTGGTAGCTACGGCAACAGCTTTGCCGGTGGTCAGACGTTCAATGCAAGCACCGACTTCGAGATATTCTAATGGCCCTAGTGCAACTTCCCCAGATAAGAATGGGGCATGACGAACATATTGTTCCACTTTCCTACGACCACTTGACCAGGATAAATCTCAAAGAAGAAAATAAAGATTTTGCAAACGTAATCCCCAATTACATTAATTATGTTTGGGACCACGCTGTAGACGGTATGAGTTGGGCAGGGATTGGCCGAGGAAAAGTTGTCTGCGCTTTTGGCATTCGCCCCTTTTGGAATGGGGTGGCAGAGATGTGGTTGATCCCAGGCAAGGAGATAGAGCGCCATGCGATATCGGTTATCAGAGCATCGAAACAACTAACCGATATTACAATCAAGGATTACAACATAAAAAGACTTCAGATTTGCGTAAATAGCGATAACGATACCGCATTTAGGTTTGCCAAAGCCCTACGTTTTGAGGTAGAAAGTGTTATGGCTAAGTATGGCCCAGACGGGTCTGATTATTATATGATGGTGAGGTTTTAATATGGGTGGAATATTTGGTGGTGGATCAGCGGCTCCGGTTAAGACTGTCGCTCAAACTGAAGCGCAGCGTGATGCTGCATCTGCTCGTTCAAGAGCAGACGAACGAGCCAGCTCTTCAGAACGGTCTGAAAGGCAGGCTGTTCAACAGCGTAGGCGCTTACGCCAAACAGGCGGCATGAAGCTTTTGTTTTCTCCTGCGCGGCAAGAGGGTCCAGATTCTCAACAATATAAAACCAAGCTCGGAGGTAACTAATGGCTAGTTTTCGTCAACAGATTAAACTTGATGCAAATAATGTTAAAAGGTCTGTTGGTCGTTTGTTCTCTGGTGCGTCTAAGCCGAGGGGAGCGCCTGTCGCAATGGCAAAGGAAGCTCGAAGAAATAAAAGAGCAGCTAGTATGCTGGTAGATATGCAAGCGCAGAACGAACACAGCAACAAGATGAGCGCTAGGTCTCGCGGTGGTGGCGGATCAAAAGGCCCGACTGTTGCCGATCAGGTTGCTGCAAGGGCCGCTGCAAAGCTTAAAGCTAAGAAGGCAAAGGGCCAGGCTCGGCGCAAAAAATATGAAGCTGCTGGAAGCATGGCTAAAAAAATGAAGCTTATATTCGTAGATTAGAGTAAATTATGGTTAAGAAGGCTCATCAAAATCCAAAGGGCGGCTTGAATGAGGCTGGCCGAAAGCACTTTGAAAGAAAAGACGGGGGCAATCTGAAGGCTCCTGTTAAGGACGGCACCAATCCACGCCGTGTTAGCTTTGCTGCAAGATTTGCTGGGATGAATGGGCCGATGAAAGATAAAAATGGTGAACCCACCCGAAAGGCACTGGCCTTAAAGGCTTGGGGTTTTGGATCGGTGGCTGCTGCGCGTAACTTCGCCAATCGTAATAAAAAAGGATAAGTAAATGGCTCGGCTAGACGTAAGAGATATCATGGAGCGTGAGGCCAAGGCTCAATCACGCAAGGATCAATGGCGCTCTATATATGAAGATTGCTATGAGTTTGCCCTGCCACAGCGTAATATGTACGAAGGCAACTATGAAGGTGGCGCTGCCGGTCAACGAAAGATGGGCCGTGTGTTCGACTCCACAGCTATCTCTGCCACCCAGAGGTTTGCTAACCGCATTCAGGCTGGCTTATTTCCACCTCAGAAAGCTTGGTGTCGCTTGGAGGCCGGTAGCGGTATTCCAGAAGAACAGAAAACACAGGCTCAAGCTGCGCTGGACGCATACACTGAGCGGATGTT